AGCGTATTGCTCAAACGCATACTCCACTGCTGGAGTAATCTCGCCTTCGATTACGCTTCCATCTGTACGAACTATCTTTAGTTTTGCCATGAGCTGCCCCTTTGTTTAATTGTTTAGAATGAACCTGTTGTTGCTACTGCAACTGTTGAGTTAGCAGTGAATGTGATTGACTGTGTGCCAACATCGCCAACAGCACCATTGATGTCTGTTGTGTTGTTGATTAGGAGTGAAACAGTATAAAGCGGGTTAGTCGCTGAAACTGCTGTTCCCTTAGTCTGTAGGAATACAGCTGTAACTGTTGTTCCCCATGCAGCTTGAAGTGTCGCAAGGACATTCGCTGAAGCTGTGTCATTAAGGAAGTCGATTGTTACAGATGAAGATTCCAAGCCTTTAACGAACTTGTGAGCGGTGTCACCCATTGCAGTTACTTCAAGTTCATCGAATACGCGGTTGATTGTTACTGCTGTTACATGGTCAGAAAGATCAACAGTGTTAATCTTAACGCCTACATTGTTATTCAGAAATACAGCCATTAGGATTATTCCTCGTCTTTCTTAGTAGATGCTGGCTTTGGTGTTGGTGTGCTAACCTGCCCGATTTTTTTCAGGAAGGCTTCGTTCTCTTGTTCCCACTCGGACATATTAACTCCAACTTGTTAGGATTGATACGGACATCTCGCAGCTGAGAAGGTCTCCCGAAGCAGCATTGAGAACACTAGGTGCGCTTATCGCACTTACATTATAGACCAGAGAAGATGCAGCGAGTTTGTTAAACACTCCAACCACGAAATCTTCTATGCCATTGAGGTTGCCTTCATTATCGAAAAGTGGAGTAGTAATAATGAGCTTAAAATTGGCAGTAGGGCTGATGGTAATGTGCTGATTATTATTAGGTGAGATGTATGGATCATCTGGTGAAACGATAACTGAGTTAGCCAACACAGTGGCAGGCGGGAATGCAAAGGTTTGCCATTTTGTGTTATCGACTAAAGCTGTGGCGAGTGTCGTTCTAAGTGTAGTGATAGCAACTGTCATTATCCCACCATCGAGCGTGGGTCTAGTGCGTGGGCTATCAATCCTCGCACCTTAGCGAGAAGCTGTGCGCTCATTCGATAAGGGGAAGGCTGGAAATCGACAAGGTTAGAACCAGAAAGGGTAGCGGTTCTAGCCTGCCAGATTTCTGTGCTTACCATGACGGCAGCATTTTGAACAGCAGCGTCTAAAGTCCAGTCAGTATAAGTAGTTGTAGAAACAGTGCCATAAGGAAAAATTGGATGATAAGCCTGCGCAGTAGAATGGCTTGTTACCATTGTTATTGAATAATCGCCCACTGTTGTAATTGTTTTAGTTCCATTATACGAAGAACCAGAATTAGCAATGGTTACGCTCTGACCTACATAAAAAGTATCGCGGACTGGATCATCAAAGTAAAGAGTTCCTTGTCCAACTATGTTTTCATGTGCAACTGAAAACCATTTAGGAGCCCATAGCATTGGAAGTAGGACAGCATCTGCTGCATCGCACACTTCTTGAATTGTCGCATCTGAATATAACGAGCCAACGCCAAGTACGCTTTTGAGTTCGGCTACCGTGCAGAGTGACATTCTAATTCCTTTCTAAAGACTAAGAGGGGCAGAGGGCTACTGCCCCTCTTAGCGACTTAGGGTTGCTTAGGTAAGGTTGAACTTACGGATAGCAAGTGGGTTCTTGACTGCGATAGCCAAATAACCATAGACAGCGATTTCAACCTGTCCTGAACCTAGAACCTGAACCTGCAAGCGAGTTGTAGGTGATTCGTAAGTTGTGTATGACTCTGGTGAAACGATGTAGCAAGAGTTGTCAATAACTCCAGATACTCCGATGTTTGGATCAACATAAAGGCTGAGTCCAAGAACTGAGCCAGTTAGAGCTGTTGGAGCAGCTGCACCTGAAGCATTGGCTGGTTGTGATGCTGTGTAGAGGCTACGACCTGTTGAATCTGCGTAACCCATGATTGCAGCCCATACATCTGTTGAAGCAACAAGGTTACGGGCGAATTGGCCTGCTCCCTTGTAAGCAGCAGCAGTTTCTGTTGCTACGAATGATTGGAATCCTGCTGCTGTTGCAGCTGTTGTTGATGCTGCTGTACCACCAGCAAGAAGTGCTGCAATTACTGCTGCATCTGTTGCGTTAGCGTAAGCATTTGAAAGATTACGAATCATCTCGTCATAGAACAAAGGAGCTGATCTGTCAAGGAGCTCCCAGCTCACAAATTGGCGCCCTGCGAACTTGTTAATATCCACTGTAAGATAGTCAGAAGTCATCCCGACTGCTGTAACAGCAGCACCTTCATTTACATCTGCAACTGAGCCATTGCCAGTTACGCGTGGAATTGTAAAGCTAAGTCCTGAAGCAGGAAGTGCTCCACGAGAACCTGCTTCAATTGCAGCTCGTGATGTAACCTGATTAGTAATAAATTCGTTCATGTGCAAAGGCAAAGTTAAACCTGTGTTTGTAGATGTTGAATCGTCAGCTGCGCGAACAATGCGTAGTGATTCTTCTGAACCTGTTGCTGCCTTGATTGTGTGCTCCAAGTATTGACCTGAAGTAATTGGTGCAATGCGCTCGCGCACATTTGTCACAGTCACAGTTGGTCGAGCAGCTTCAACCGCTGCTGCCTCTACTGGTGCTGCAACTGTCTCTGGAGTATTCTCCACAGCTGTCTCGCTTTCTGTTGGTTGGGTTTCTTCGACTACTACTTCTGGAGTTTCTTCCTCAGAAGCGGCAATATCAGTAACTTGAGCAGACTTAAATGCTGGCTCTGTTACTAAACTTACTTCCATAAGACGGGCAGCAGTTACATGCATTACCCCACTCTTACGACTTGACTTGAGAACTTCTACACCGACTGAAAGGCCAGATGTCAAGCCTTCACTTGCAGTAATAAGTGCATCGTTACCGCGTGTGGATGCAGAAATCTTAAAGCTGGCATAAATGCCTTCGCCTTCTACATCGTTAAAAAATTGTGCCTTACCCAAAGGCTCTTTTGTGTTGTGCTGGTTAAGCAACTTAATACTTTTTGGATCTTCTGGAAGTTGGATGCTTCCCTTTTCAAATACGACTGCGCCTGCTGAGGTTGAGCCGACTTCGCCCGTTCCCATTGGCACAATTTTGCCAGAGATAATTCTCTTAGCAGTATCAGCAGTTAAATCCGCTGAGAATGTGAGGATGTTTTCCATTAGCTCATGCCTTCGCTTCCATTAGGTGTTAGGTCTGTCATTTCCATCGCTTGCTCTACAGTAATAAGCCCAAGAGCCAGTAACTTTTCAATCACTAGCAATTCATCCATTGGATTAGCACGCAAGAATGATGCGTCCAAATCAAATCGAACTTCGTTTCCATTTGCAGTTATGTCATTCATTGATAAACGATCTTCAATTGCACAAATGAAAGGTTGCAAAGTTAATGAGACAAACTGCTTACGAGAATCTAACAAGTTGCTGTATGTCATCGAATTGTTTGCGTCAGCAGATAAATAAAATGCATCGACATTGCAAAGACGCGCAATTTGTGTTGCATAATCTTGTTTTGCTTCGTTGTACATCATATCTTTAGGAGAAAATGATGTAGCGTTGTACGATAAAGTAGAAGTCAAATAAGCAGTCGCACGGTTAGCTCTAGCGGTTTTCCAAGCTGCTAATAATCCTTGAACTTCTTTAGGATCAAGGTCAGCCCCCGAATTGGAGATATAACCCGAAGGCATTGGAGTTGCTGCTGCAATTGCACTGGCAGTTTCTAAATCTAAAGCTGCTCTTAATACTTGACCACCAGTAGTTAAGATTCCATCGCCTAATGCTTGGAATGTAACCATATCTTCGTTAGATACTTCTTTGCGATCTACATAATAAGATTCAACAGTTAAAGCATCCGCAGAATACTTAGGAGTTACGCGATAATTAGGCAACCACTCAAATGATGCAGGTCTGCCGTCCTCTTGATACCGAGATTTTACCAACCAGTAACTAACACCATAGAAAAGTAAAGATTCGCAAGTATATGCAATCGTAACTGAACGCGGTTGATTAAAACAAGGTTGATCCATCCAGACTGGCTTGCCTAATTCTTCTCCAGTTGATTTACGATACAACTCTAAAGGCATTGAAGCTACTGTGTTGCAAATAAGATTTCTAGCTCGTACAAGACTTGGGATACCAAGTGCCATGTTACGATCAATGTTGGCAAAACCAGAAAACATGTATGGATCGCCAAGATTTTGTGGGGCATATTGCGCTACGACAGTCGGTTTAGTTTCCTTTGGTACTGCTCGCGTAAATATACCCATAGTCAGAAAGTATAGCATTTGTCAAGTAATTAGACAATATGCTAGTGCGTGTCTAAGTTACGATTTGAGGTTTAGGTGCTGGAAGCATTAACTTGCTAACCACCATTGCCAAGCCAATCGGAGCCGAGATGTCTCCCGCTGACTTGCGTTTGATAATTCTCCAAGCCGAATCATTGACTTTAGCTGCACAGTTATTCATCTGTTGAATCAATTCTGCCTGACCATTATGAACCACCTTATGAGTTACCAATCCAGTGAGTAAATCGCCACAGGCCTGATAGAACTGCTGACCTGAGACATCCTCAGTCATTACTCCAGCTTGTTTCAATCTATCGGCTATGGATTGAGTGGCGTATTTGTCGTAGCACACCAATCGCGGTCTGTAAAGGTCACACCAGCCTTTAATGGCAGCTGCAATCTTTAGATCATCAACTGCGACCTGAGAACTCCAGACTTCCATGATTCCTATACCGATTCGCCCGTCACTGAGTAATTGGCCAGCCACTAATGACGCATTTCTCCTACTCGGACTTACATCAAAAGCAAAGACTGTGTATGCCCCGACTGCAAGCTCTAAGGTATTATCGCTAGTCTCCTCAAGAACTCCATGTGGCCACGGTGATTGAAGTGAATCAATCCACTGGCAAAGAGTCTCGGTTCTAGTCGTTTCAATCGGAGCAGTTGCTATTGCTTCCTCGATTGATTCTCTGGTAACTGTATAACCCAAAGCAGGGTTACTGGGTGCTACAGCTTCTCGCCAAAAGGTTTCACTTGAAATATCTATCTTGCAATACTGTGGAGCAGAATACTCATAGTAGCCAAAAGTCTCTGGTGGATAATCTTTGGCGCGCTCGACTAAATTATTCAAGACGGTTGAGAATGCATCACCTGCATTGCTAGTTAAAAATGTCTGAGCATTAGCTCTAGCGCGAGTTGTTGGGATAGCAGCCTTATATCCATCTTCTGATATTTCACGCACTTCATCGATCCATAAGAAGTCAGCTGTGCGACCACGCGCTGAGTCTCTGGTATCTGATACTAAGTCAAGAGTTGCACCATTGAGCAGCTCTATTCGTTCTCCACCGTTGGCATATCGGACTGCTTTAGTCAAGGCCTTGAGTTCTGGAGTCGATTCTATGATCCAAGCGATTTCTCTAAAGGTCATAAGGGCAGTTGCTCGGTTAGAGGACATGATGATGTGCTTCTTCTCGTTGCCATAGAACATGCCCCAGATAACACGGACTCTGCCTAAGTGAGACTTACCATTCTGTCTCGAAATTAAGAGCAGGGCAGTCTTAACTCTGTATTGCTCTTTCTTATCCACCATCATCATCTGTTTAAGGATGAACTCCTGATAAGGCATGAGCTTGTCCATCTTTAGACGCTCAATCATCTCTAAAACTTCTCCAGAGCGTGACTTGCCTTTTAGAAGTGGTGAATGAACCCTCGGTTGAGTTGCCCCTCGGAGCGGTGATTTAGCTTTGGGTTTAGTTGTCATTGACTCGGACTGGGTCGGGACTTAAAGGGACTGTCCAGCATCGGCTCGGACTGCATCAGGGAGATACGGGAAGAAAAGACAGGGGGGGTAGCCGTCTGTGCTAAAAAAACACCCTCATCCTTGCTTGATTTGCGTAGGTTGCATGCTTTACATAACACTTGAAGATTCTCTAGATCATGAGTACCACCCACCTTGCGTGGGATGATGTGGTCAATGTGCAATGGCTCTTCATCACTTCCACAGTAACGACAGATGCGTCCATCTCTATCGAACACTCGCTGCTTATGAACTCTATAGCGCCTTGAGTTCAGCTTGTCTAATGCCATCCGTACTTACTCCAATGATCTAATGCAATGCATGGCTCACCATATCTGTTACCAATATAGCTGAGACCCCATCGTACCTGAGACCACCCATCTTGGTCTCTTAGCCATTCACTATTGCCTTGAGGAATACCATAATGAGAACCATTCTTTGATAATGGATTCCAATTAGATTCATGTGTATAGAGCTTTAATAAGCAGTTATATTCTTGATAGTTAAAGTCTAATAGATAGAGAGAATAAGTCTTGTAATCAATGTATTGTTTTTGTTGCATTGGTTCAGAGCTACCTGCATAAGGCTCCATGCATAGAGCTATCCCAATAGCTACTAGCACCCCGCAAGCTACGCCCCGAAGGGGCTTGCGGTGAGCCTTTGAGAGGCTCTGCGCCGTTAGCGTATCATATGTGTCAATGATGTGCATAACTATCATCCTAACTAAGCGTGAAGTGAAGTTTTGCCCCTACTTATCCACAGGTTGTTCGTAAGTTTGCTATTTCACAATACTCTTGACTTATCTCAGATCCGATGTAATGACGATTATTTAATATAGCCATTTTTGCAGTTGTACCACTGCCCATGAATGGGTCATAGACAACATCACCCTCATCACTCCATGACAAAATGTGGTCATTTGCTAATGCTTCTGGAAATGGTGCTGGATGTTTAACACCATTGAATGATGTAACAAATCTCCATATATTTGTTCTAGGGCCAAAATCAGCTACTGGCTTCTTCATTTTGCCAGCCCAATCTCTATGTCCAGCCCATTTATTAGGCTTATCACATATCAATCGAGCTTTAGGTTGGCCTTTAGATAAGATAAACATATATTCAAATATCTGCGTATATCGCTTGCTGTCAGCTCTTGCTGAATATGTAGAACTATTCTTTTGATAAATCATAGTGTCATGAAGATTGAAGCCAACATCTTTGAAGTAAAGAGCCTGTCTAAAGCTAGTGCCACTCTCACTGCCGTTCTTCGTCTGGTCTCCTACTACCCATACGACCACACCACCATCTCTGGTCACTCGGTATAGCTCTTTAGCAATAGGCTCAAAGTCGAAGCTATAGCCGTTGTATTGCCTTAAATCATCATAAGGTGGCGAAGTAACAGTCAAATCAATAGAGCTATCATCCATCCTAGACATAGTTTCAAGACAGTTTTCATTGAAGATAATGTCTATCAATTTTTACCCCATCCAGTTCCCTTGAAGATTGCGCCTACTGGACTAATTACTTTGCTCATTGGTTCATTACAATAGGTGCATAGAACTGTTGGTTTGTCGTGCCAGCCATGATGCAGCTCATTCTTTAATCCGCATCTTCCGCATTTGTAATCGTAGGCTGGCATGTTTTACATTCCCCAATCATCCATGATCCACAGCCATCACATCTAAGAATGTCTGCTTCAGTCGGTTTAGTTTCTATATGACCATACTTTAATTCAAGAAGTGGAAGCAAGTCTTGGAGCTGGATGATGCAGGCATACTCCGCTGCATTTTCTCCCTGCCCGTTGAGACGCAAGACTGCAAAGCCTAATTCCCCCGAAACGGCTGTGCGCTTACGAATCTGCTCCAAGACTGCCTTTGGTTGGAATCCAGCCCTTGCCTTGACTTCACAGTCAAAGGGTACAGACTGAATATCTTTACCATTCCCCCTTCCCACACTAGCGAATGGCCATACAGTCGATAGGTACTGTGCGACCACCCGCTCTGTGCGGAAACCTCGATGCTTTCTGTGTTGGCTAATGATTCATCCCAGCCATGTAGCCCATTGCTACGCCACCAATAAATAAAGCTAATGTTAAATACATAAGCAATGCTTCTTTATCCATTGACTGCCCTGCACTTATTACATGACCAAGTGCCTGCAACTACGACACCTTCAACAATTCTTGCAGTGATCGTAATATCAGAAGCTAGTGTTGGCTCATTGCATAGTTGGCAATTAACTGTATCAATCATAGGCACATCTTCCACATTAACCCAGCCATCAGCTGTGTGAAACTCTGCATACCCCATTATACCCTCGCTTTCTGTGGTTCCCATTTACCACTGCTCGATAGGTTGTACCAATGCGTTGGACACTTATCCATCCCACCAATTTGACCCTTGGTGGCACAAAAGAATCCAGCCCAATCGCGACCTTTAGAATTACCAGTGCGCCATTCCATGTGGCCATGATTGCAACTAGGTGCATCCATGGCTTCAGCAGTACCGAGAATCTCTGTCACTGTTGCCATTGCAGTCTCCAGAGTTACTGGCGCTAGTGTGGTCTTTACAGATGCACCAATAGGTGTTGTCCAGTAATCAACATCGCCTTCTTTTATGTCCTGTGGTGCAGGTTTTTGCAGCTCTTTCACTACTTTGAGTGCAGGATGGTTAGGTGCGACCTTGCTCATTTCTTCTCTGCTAGGGCGCTTTCCTTTAGGAGCATAACCCGCATTTGCAAGTGCTCTGCCAATAGCAGATGTCTCGCAATTCTCCAATGCAGAAGTTTGATTGACCCCGCGAGAGCTAACCGTCTCCTCAGCGTACCCTGTTGCCCATGCGATGCTATCTTGGCTAGTCTTAAAGAGATAAGCCTTAACGATGTATCGAGTTGCTTCCACCACTTCCAACTCAGTGCTAATGC